AGCGAGCTGATTGATATATTGACCAATTACTGTTACTGCCATATTTTTATTCCTCTATTATTTTTCATTATAATCAGCATTTAGAATCCTGGTGTTCCGTGTCCATTCCAACCACCAGAAATGTCACCATTAGCATCCAGGGAGTGACTAGGCCCGCCATGTTCAACCTGGCCAGGTCTTACTATTTCAGCATCTCTACTTGAAGAAGAAGATCCAATCTGAACTACTCTGCTTTCTCTTATATTCTCTTCAACTTCTTTGATAACGCCGCTTGATTCATATATGAACTCGGCAATTGAAGAAGCATTAGTTATATTAAATACACTAATATCAAGTAAAGTAAATATCTGTCTACCAGCTTTAAACCTGAGAGGACCACCACTTGTTTTTGTAACACCGGTTGTATTAGGCAATAAGAAATATCCTGATATTGCACCATTTGCGTCAGTTAGCATTTTAGCAGTTGCACTACCTAAACCTGAAGGATAAGTCGAAATCCCACCATAAATATTATCAACTTCTAAATAAGGAGAAGTTCTTGCAAGAGCTGCCCATCTTACAAATCCGCCTGTGCCTTCTGAAGTATTCATAAATGCAGATATATTGATTCCATTAAAGAACCCAAAGTATTCAGTGTTTGGTCGAAGACCTGTGGCTTTGAATGATATAAACCGTGATCTCATATGTGTAATACTTGTTGTACTTTTAACAACCGTACCAACCGTTTCTCGAACAGTTGATATACCGCTTATGTTATAGTTCTGATATGTTCGTTTATTATATTCTTTTGTTTCATATCCCATGATATAATCGTTACCTGGGCCAACCTGTTGCATACCAGTTGGCACACGTCTCTTATATGTACCACCATGTACAACTCTTGAGCCTACAATATCTCCGGTTTTAAAGTTATCAAGTTGATCATCTGTAACACCACTCCAGTTGAAATCCCAATCACCAAATGATTTACCGGCTCCTACATCGAATGATGTGTCACCTTTTGTAATACGAACTGAAGTATTTGTATCTGACCAGTTATCACTTGCCGGTGACATAACGATTGTACCGGTTTGTCTTTCAGTGCCAAATGGATTTACTATTGCGTGACGAGAAGCACTAGCTTGGGTTCGATATGTAGTTTCAGTATAAGACAACATAACTTTATCGCCTTTGAGTATAGCATTTGTTGATGCTGCATGATCATACACTAGCTCAATAGGCCGGGCTACAAACTCAGGTCTTAACTCATTTCTTGCTGGATCAATAGAAGCTCTATATTCTGAAAGACCAGTATCTGACTGAAAATGATTTGCAAAATTGTCAGCAGTAATACCAGATTTTAATCTACTATTACCGGCAGAATCAAATACCTCTAAATTTTGTGTTGCAAGCTCTAACATATTGAGAGCAGTGAGTTCTTCTATTTCATCAACTCTCTTTTCGATGTTACCAATGTCTCGCATTGTATATCGTTTATTATCAATGTGTGATACATAAACATCTTCATCATTTAACATATAAGGAAAAATATGACATCTTGCAAGTTTTAAATACTGTTGACCTAGTACTGGAAACTTTGGAAACTCTTCGGCTTCACCAAGTTCTATACCAACTTTACCACTTGTATGAATATATGCTATGCCCTTTTGACCTAAGTAAAACTCAACATCATAATTAACGAGATCATTTACTCTAGGTAATGGAAGAATTTGAGCGTTTGTACCAGTATGAAAGTTTATTCCATTTGTAGCTCTGTCAGGTCTAAAATCTAAAACATCTCGTAGTTGTATTGTTTCTCCAGAGGTAGTTCTGTGTGAAGGGATATCTTCATAAGCCCCGGGATACGAGTTAGCAGCAAAGAAATCGCCAGTAGTCGCATGTGCAAAATATCTAAATGAAACTGTTACATTACCTGAAGGGGCTGTTGCTCCGCCTTTTAATATTAATTTACCTTGATCATAAAAGTTATCTCTTTGACCGTTATCAAAAACATATCTATCTGAAATATCTGCACCTGCGCTATTAACAATAGATATCATATCAAATACATCAACAAAACCAAGAGCAACACTACCGGCTTTTCCATCAATCGTTGTTTGACCGATTGCAGTTGCTCCTACTGTTGTAAGAGTCTTTGTTTTTACTGTAGCGCTTTGGGCGCCAGTGTTTTGTGCATAGACTAAAAATGTATGTGCTTGATTTGCATCAAGACCAGCACAAACTGCTGTTGCACCGCCATTTTGAAATGTTACAGCCAAATCAGTATCAACTGTTCCATCATCATCAGCAGTTGCAATCCAACTATTTCCATCGTCCCAAATTTTACCACCTCCAACTAAAGTTGAACATGTTAGCTCTACATTTCCAGAACCATCAGTTGATCCTGCAACTCGGTATTGTTTTGTCAGCGTAATATCTGAAATCGACTTCGGCCTGTCTTTTGATACGTCAAATAATAAATTATTGTTTGTAGCATCTCTGAGTATAGCTACATCGGAACCACCTAGTCCGTCGTCAACACCTGTGTTGAATCTGTCTATGTCTCCGTATATTATAGTAGATGTACCAAGACTTTTTACTTGAGAAAAGTTTTTGGCATTAGCCATGATGACTTCGAATAAGTAAATTCTAAAATTCGTACCATCTTTTTCTATTGCTCTTACTCTTGCAGTTCCGATTGTATTACCGCCATGAGTAATAGCGTCTCTTAAATTTACTTGACTAAATTGATCTACTCTCATAATGCCCAGCATTGTGGTCACTAAAACATAGTTACCATAAGATATTGCAGTTGCAACATTTTCAGAAGTTGCAGTAGTTCTTGGTTTATCAATCGGGATAGGTATATCCTTGATAAACTGATGTCTGTTACCTTGCACATATGCAGTACTCGGACTTATAATCATATCTACTTTTGTTGCATCAGCTTCATTTGTTTCAAAATCAACTAGCATTCTGCCAGTGAGATAGCTGCCGCTTTCTTCGCTTGTTCTCATAGCCAGCTGGCTTCTTAAATCTTTTTGTTCTACAGTATTTGCTTGTGCATTGTCTCTAAACATTGACCCTCTTGCAACTTCTGCAATCGGGAAGAAATAATCTCCGGGTTCAACATCAGCTTGATCTATAAGTTCAAGTGAAATTCTATATCTGTCTGCACCAGGAGATGCTAGGTTAAGTGTAGCACCACTGTTATCAAATAAATCTTGATCATCAGCAGTAGTTACAACATCTTCAGTAACTTTAAATCCTACAGTACCACTATAGGTTGAAGTGAATTTTGAAACTACAAGTGTTTGTTTTGCGGTATGTACAAAGTGACCTTCAAGATAAAATTTACCTTCGTTCACTTCAAAGATTGTACCTTTACCAAATGCCGGATCAGTTGTCGAGCTTTGTAATGTTATACTATTAGCTGCATTACTAAAAGTATTACCAGGTGTTATTCGTATTCCTTCATTTGCTGTACCGTCTTGATCTGCGCCGTCTATGTATGTAACATAAACAGCTGCATCATCTGAACCAGCTTTTATAACAACTTTATTGACACGAAACTTTATTGCTGGTGCACTGTTCGTTGTAGCTTGAGTAAATTCAAGGCCTTCAATTGTTTCCGCACTTGCTTGAGTCACAGCTGCCGGATCCAAAGTAGCATCTTTTGGAAGACTATGAACCGTTTCATTTAGTTTAATAAAATTAGATTGATTTCTAACTTTAGTACGACCGCCTATAGCAGCTGTACCATGTCGGTAAATAAAATCTGAATTTATTTTCTGATCATTTTGTATAATAGTCTGCATTTGATTGAGCTCACGTTGCTGTAAAGCTCTGCCATTATTAAAAAGGACTTTATAATAGTTATCACTGTCGCTATAATCGTCGTTATACGTATTAGCAGACGTGGTTTGTATAAATTGAGTAGCCATCGTAAATCCTTATATTTCGATAATAACTTTAATATCTTCAGTTTGGTCTGCAGCTCTTGTAACAGCGGCTCTATTTTCAACGTATAGTAAATCTCCGCTATACTTATCTACCTTTGATTCGTGAAAAGCTAATGCATCTCCATCAGTACCAGTGGCTTGAGTTGTACCTGATCCGCCTCCAGTATCCGTAATAGCTTCACCTTCTGCAAATTGAGTGAACCCAGTTGTTTCTGTTTGGTGATACCAAATCTCATCTGAATCTACTTTATTTACATATGCATATGCCTTGCCAGCCGCACCAATAAGCGCACCGTTGGACATAATAGCTCCTGGAGTGAAGCTTAATGCATCATCACCTTGTATTTGAAGTCTACGTAAACAGTTTCCATCGTTTGAAGAAAATGCACCACCTACTGCAGCAGAGTCTGTTGACAATGGATTTCTTATAAGACCAATTTGTCTAAATGAGTTACCAACAATAAATTCACCGTCTTCTTCACCAACAGGTTTGGCGTTAAACATGATTGCACGTGCACGTAGATCATCTCTTGGATCTGCACCAAGACCTGCTTTAGGTCCTAATATTACTTTACCAGTTGTTTGGGTAGTTGCACCGCCACCACTTAATGCTATACTAGCAAAGTTAAATCCTTGACCCATTTCGATTGCATTTGGAGCACCTGCACTATCATCTTTAAGTACAATCTTAACGATCGATCCGCCAAAATGGATAGCCTCAGCATGTGCACCAGAATTTGCAGTCAAATCACCGTCGCCAGTGATTGTAACAGTTGGATTTGATGTATAGCCTGTACCACCAGAATCGAGACTAAATCCAATGATTTGCCTACCAGGAACTGCCGCATTTTGAATTGCAAGTTGTTCTACGTCAGTGGCAGGAGATGAAGAATCTGTTGCTCCTTGTAATTTAACTGGCATAAAGTTAGCAGACTTATAAGCAGCTGCATCAAGTGTTCCGATTGTATATAAGAATTTCCATGCATAACCATCTGTTAATACTATACCCTTTGTAGAAGATCCAGTTGGCTGAACAGTTGAAGTCTTTACTACGCCGGCGTCATTTGTACCCTGACGAGTACAAACATAAACTTGATTTGATTCAGTTACGGCATAATAAGGAACTGTAGGATGTGCTTCGACTGCGTCATTATATGCTGCATAAGTTGTATTTGCTGTCCAGTTTTCTCGTGGAATAACAAATGAATAATCTACAACTTTTTTTACAGATTGCAATCCATGTCGAAAGTTACGCTGCTCTCTTTCTGTATTCACAGGAGCAGGAGCAGTATCAGAGGCATTCCAATCTTCGCTTCTTGATATACCAATATAGTAATTAACCGTAGAAGAATCTGCATCGATTTTAAACTCATCAATGAATCTTCTTTTCATTCCTGCTGTTATTGTTGCTACCATTTTACTTTCCTATTATTCTATCTATTAGCTAACTGTTGCACTAAATGGTGTTGCTTCTGTACCACTTGCTTTTAACATACCGCTTACAACATATTGGTTTGCAATTAGATCTGTAAGTTCTATATAGTCACCTATTCCAACACCACCAGTTGTAGTGCCGTTCAAAGTAATTGTATCGCTTGCTGCTACTGTCGGCCAACTAATAACTGATGCAGTACCGCCTGCAGTTGAATCATTTGTTACTATAACTTGACCGTCGATTGTGTCAGTAGCATCAGCTACTTTTATAATATAGTTAGATGTATTTACAACACCTACTATAAATTTATATACGTTACCAGTACCGGTTGCTGCAGGCAATGTAAATGTACATGCCGCGTTACCACCGACTTCTGCCATACTTAATGTTTTACCAGCATGTGCTGCTTGAGTAATTGCACCTGTTGCTACAAGAACCACTTTGCCTTTAGTAACAGTAGCAGGAGTTGAATGACCAGTAACAGTAAGATTATCACCTATAGTTGTTTCAGATGTTGTGTGACCTATTGTAACTGCAATGCCTGAGTTCTCAGTAGCTATTTTCATAATACCAGTAGTATTTGTTAAGAACGAGTTTGTTCCGTCATGGAACAATGTCATGTCTGTACCAGTACCAAGTCTTATTTTATCTGCATCTGGCATCGTGTAATCGCCATTGGTATCAGTAACTATTACTTTTGATGCTGCAGTTGTTCCGGCCGTAAGACCTAAAAACTTAGGAGCATCACCGCCAATAGAATACCAACTTGAACCTGACCATACTAATGAAGCAGTTTCATGTTGGGCTAAAATGATTGTAGAAAGAGTAGAGCCACCGTATGTAGCAGGAGTAATCGTAACAGCACCTGAATTAATATTAATAAACTTTTTAATCTGACCTGCAGTTGTACCAGCAATAAGTGAACATGCTACTGCAGAACTCGAATTGTGTATTGTGAGTGGAATAACTGCACTTGCTGCAACTGTTGTACCTGTTAATGTTTCAGTCTGATAACTTAATTTACTATTAACGACAAGAGAACCAGTACCTTTAGAAGCTAGTGATAATGATATGTTTGCATCTCCGCCTACAGCATTTAGTTGTGGAGCATTGCCAGTAGCAGCATTCGTTAATTCTACATGATTCACGGCACTAGATGTTTGCTGAAATACAATTTGTTCGTTACCAGCAGCGTCTGCTATAAAACCTGCATCTGCAAACCTAGGTGTCGTAAGAGTAGGAATAGTAAGTGTTTTGTTTGTAAGAGTTTGAGTATGAGCTTTGAATACAAACTCATCATTGCCTGTTAACAACGGAAGTGTAACAGTTCTATCTGCTGATAATTCTGAAGGAGCAAATATATATTGATGATTAGAAGATGTATCTTGTATTTGAGGTGTAGTAAGGACTGCACCTGTCAATGATTGAGTACCACCTTCAAGTAGCACTGTACCAGTAGCATCTGGAAATGTAATAGTTCTATCTGCAGTTGGATCTGTAAACGTTAGAGTTGTTTCAAAATCATTTGCACTTGGACCTTCTGCAACAATCGTATTATTGCCGAACTGCATATTAGTAGTAGCAGTAACGCTGTCGCCGCCTAGTATAGTATAAATTTCTGAAAAGTTAGCATTGATCTTAGTACCGGCATTACGCATTGTATCGCCAGTATTATCGTTAGCTGCTGAACCTGTATTTACTGTTTGTCTTGCCATTATTCTAACCTATGAGTTGTAACTATTTATACGCTTTATTATGCGGAATCTGTATAATAACTGAATTCATCAGCATCAAACGTTGTTTGTGCATTAGAGAATCTCATATTACCACCAACAAACGCATCTGAATCTGCATCGAATGTCTGACTACTAATTCTAACAGTATCAACGATACTTGTAAATGTATTGTCGAGATAACCAAGTGTACCGAATTGATTGATTGAGAACGCGCCATAATCTGAATCGACTGTTGCAGTTGAAGCCACTGTACCAAAGTCTCTTGTTGCTGTACCACTGGCTGTAACCAGACCGTAATCCACAATGTTTCCATATGGTGGACGTAGATCGACAACATTGCCGGCTGAATCTGTAAAGTCACTTCCAAACACATTGTTAAAGTCGATACGGAAGGAACCTCCGAATGTAGAACCATCTGAATCGAATGGTTTGCTTGTTGTACCAATAATACCAGATAGTTCTTGACGAGCAAATGGTGTAGCACTTGCAGACGATACGAACTGAGCATCTGGTAGAGTTTCTTCTACACTAATTGGCATCAGATCAAAACTAATATCGGCATTTGTTGTTACTATCTGTACCTCTGCACCTACAAACATTCCACCTGGATGGGCGAATAGTTTATATAACTCTAACCATTCATTTGAAGCAATACCTATTTTAATTAGTATTCCCCAGAACTGATATATTGTAGGATCAGTAATTCTTAATTCAGTTTCTGGACCTATCTTATTACCAACCTTAAATACTAAATCTTTACCGTAAATAATCTCTGGTGTTTCACCAAAAAACATTTTAAAGAATCGTTCGATACCAAACTTAGTACCTTTTGAACGATAAAAGTTATTTGAAAGACCTGCAGCAGTACGTCGATCTAACGCACCTTCAATATAGTTTTGACCTAGCAATAATTCATCTTCTATATACGTAAGATTTGTATTTGCAGTCTGTGATACATCTCTTAGTGTAGGAATTGTTTTTAGTTGATTACCAAAGTTTCCGGTTGCATCTAGATCTTCATAATACTTTTCTAATAAAGTAATAAGCTTGGGATTGTCTTCTCTAAACCATTCAGGCAATGCCTCAGCAACCAGACTTCCTGTGAAATCTAGCTCGCGTCGTCCTATATCTGAAAGAGTTTTATCCATTTTTAGTTATCAGCTTCTGTTGTTACTGCAGTAATAGTACTGGCATTTGCATCATACTTAATAATATTATTTCTTTCAGGCACAATAGCACTCTGATTTGCAGGTAACGCTGCGATTTTAATATCAGAAGAACCGCCAAGCACACCTGTAGGCCTAAATGCAGTAATAGTTAGCACGCCGGTTGCAGCATTGAATGATCCGATATTATCTACAATAATTGCACCTGTAGCTGATGATACGACCTGTAATTTAGTAGTTGCTATGTTTGCTCTTTGTTCGTTTAGAATTCTGCATGGAGCTCCGTCAACTAAAAATGCATTACTTTTTACAATATAGTCAGTATCAGTTGGAGATGCATTAGCTGCAGGTTTTGCAATGGGCGCAGGAAATGTAAGAGTAAATTTATTAAATGTATTAACAACCGGAACGATTCTTTGTTGCATACGAATTACAGCTCGTGATGAAAGTACAGCACCACTTACTTCATCGATTAATGTAAGCATTGCTGATCGCCTAAATGCCTTTTTAAATTTACCGGTATTTGCAGTAAAATAAGCATCTTTTACCGCCTTAATAGAGTTAGTAATAGAATTTATAGAAAGAGATGTTAACTGTGGATTTATTTGATAGAATAAAGAAGTTTCAATAAATGTTTCGACTGGATCAGCAAACTCTACATTAAATGATATAACTGCAAGTTGTTTTACAAGTTCTTCGATTGCTAGTTTTGTTGTAGTTTGAGTAGCAGCAGTTACATCGCTTTCAAAATCAATTGACGAAAATACTGTACCAAACTTAGGCTCAGGATTATCCTGTCCGCCCCATGAACATATATCATTAATGAGTGTTGAAAAGTTACGTAATATTATAGATGTATAATCTTCGGGTGTAACCATTCTATTTTGGGTTGCATATTGAAATGGCGCATTGGTACGAATCGAAGCGATTGTTTCTTTATTGTCGCCACCAATCGCTGCAGCAGTTGTTGAGACTGTAAGAGTTCGTGCAGATCCAAGAACAGTCACAGTATCAATAGGAGCAAATGCCTTTGCAGTATTTGCAAGTCCACCTTTTGTTGAAAGATATTCTACAGTAATTGTATTACCTGCCGCAGGAGCAATACCAAGTATTCCGTTACCACCAAATGATAATTGATAGAATCCATTAGGTGCTTCTTTTAAAATATAAATTGTAGAATTAGCAGATATAGTAGTCGCTGCAGTAATGTTAGTGTATATAGTACTATTACTTCCGTCTATGACTCTCACAATCGCAGTGTCAGCATCGAGTGTTGTGTCAGGAATCATATAAACATCAGCTTCATTAAACTCACCAACAGTGAAGGTTTTAGTTTTTAAAATACCTTCAAATATTGGAATAGCAGTAGAATCGTCTGTAGTTTTAAATGTATAGTTTCCTGCACCATCGTCAGCTCCAGTATGAACTTCTCTTGTTTGAAAGGTGTATGTTACATCATCAACAGTAGATGAGAATCGAGTATTATTAGGAAGATCAACAGTACTTGGTCTACCACTAATACCTGCTAAACTCATTGTAACTCCGACAGTTCCAAATGCGGATGTCATTGTATCTGGCACATAACCAATACCAGTTGCAAGTGATACGACACTTGATCTTAATTGAGCTGTGCCTAGAAACGATTCATTCAAAGCAAAGTTAGTGGTTAGTCCGTTAACATGTGTATTGTATGCAAGTACATCCAGGATATTAGATAGACCAGAAGCTTCAAAATCATAGTCTTGAAATTCTGTTGTATTTTGTAAATACGTTTTTAGATTCGTTTTTATATTTGCAAAATCTAATGCGGTTGAATTAATAGTTGT